TTTTTTTCTATTTGTTATGTAATTTTTTCCAAAATCAAATACTGATTTAAATGGGTTTGGTTTAACATAATCAAGTTTTTCTAGTTCTCTTTTTTTAATTTCTTCTCTAATTGCATCTTCTCTTTCTCTTTTATTTATTGCAGCTAGTTGAACTGCGCTTACTCTATTTTGTTTTGATCCATCAAAATTTACTCCTTCTCCTCTTACATTAGGATCATTAGATTTAGATACGTCTCCTGAATTAAAATCTGCGTCACTACTAAATCCATAGTTATCACGCTCAGGATACGCAGGTATACCTTCAGCAGTCATAGTCTCTTGACCACCTAAAGCTTTTAGTTTTTCAACTTCGTTTGGTGTTATGTATGCCAACAGATGTGGTTGGCCTTTAATTTTTTTAGTGCTAGTTATACCAGCCATGACTACATCCCTCTGTTGTAGAGACCCATCAAACCGCCGTTGGCTGCCATTGCAACTTTTTCTCTGACATCAACATCAGCGATACCACCGCTTGGCATTTTCTCTTGCATGTTAACATTTTGAGTCATGCTTTCTGGTCCTGGTCCAATAGGAAATTCAGGTTGACCACCTTCATCTTGTTGCAACTGTTGTAAAATCTGTTTCCAGATACCACTTTCAAAAAAAGCTTCAAAACTTTGAAACTGAACTTTTTGTTCTGGCTCCATTTGTGACCATATTTCTGCCGCAATTTGCATGCTTTGATCATTTGGTTCTTGTCTACTCATTCTAATATCACCACTATTGTATTTAATATCAGGTGCTCCAGCTTGTATAGATTCGTTCATTGAAATTTTTTCGTCCATGATATCTCCTTTTACTTGGTTTTTGCAAACAAATCAAGTGCTGGCATAATAACTTTAACATCTCTTTGTATGTCTTCTTCTGGTATATTTGCAGCTTTTAGGGTTTCTTCATCCTTGTATACTTCACCTGTTTTTTTGTTTGATATAGTTGTTATAATCTCCTTAGGAGTTAACATTTTTATTTCATTCATTATGTTGTTACCTCTTTTTTAATGTTTAAGTAGCTAATAGCTACGTCAAACGAGTCTGATGTGCTTGATAGTATTGTAAAAGATGTACCACCTTCTACTATTAACGGTTGAGTTAAAAGTTCTGTAGTTTCATTAGCTGTTAAAGCTTTAGATTTAATAGCTGTAATATTATTGTTTGTAATAGTAACAACTGGTGTGCCTGCTGATGTAACAAGTATTGATTTAATAATAATAGTTTCATTTACCGCTGGAACACTTGCTCCAAAAGGTGTTAATGCACTTCCACTTGTACTGTTATCTACACCTACAAATTTATATTGGTTTACTACTGCCATTAATCTAAAAAGAGACTTCTAGCCTCTATCTCCTGTTTTAATTCTTCTTGAAACGTTGTGTTAAGTTTTTCTAACACAGCATCTAAATCTCTAACTAAAGACTGTGCTACATCTTCTTCATACTCTGAGCTTGCTCTAGTTAATGATTGTACTATTTTAGCCATTACCTTCTTCCTCCCGCATGTATATCTAATCTAAATGTACCTAGTTTCCAACTAGTATCTACTGCAGTGTTGGATATTGTAAGAGCTATAGCTCTACCTCTAGCACGTGTGTCTACTTTATCTGTTGTAGATGTTACAGTAAATGGACCTAACGATGAGCTAGCGGCTGTATCATTAGGGTAGTTTCTTAAATCTAATTGTATAATAGAGTTTCCTTGTTGAGATATAAAATCAGGTATAATTCTACTAACTCTCATAATATTTTCTCCATCACCTCTAAGGTCAGCCATGTTAGTTGCTGCTCCTCTTATTACTTTTTGTGTGATGTCATAATCACCAGATGTAATGTTTGCTGGAATTGCTGTAGTTACTCCAAGTCTTATTTGATTGACTCCAGTTTCATGTTCATAGTAATATGAAACTCCTTCCGTGTTTCCAGTAACATCAAAAGATGTATCTGTGCCTGCATCGTATTGAGTTGCATGAGGTAATCCAAATACCGCAGAATCTTGCCATGCAGTTCTAATAAACAAAGGACTTGCATTTACAAACCATATAGGTCTTTTAGCAGTTGAATCTAGATAACTATATGTAACTGATTGTGTGTTTACATTAGAATTAGATTCTGGATAAAACCATGTGACTTCACCAAACAAGTTATTAATACCTGCATAAACCATTTGATTAGATGTTGTGTTTAAATTGTCATAAACATAGTCTTCAACCAAACAGTCCATAGATTCTAGTTTACCAGTGTATCTAAAGAAACCATTATCAGACATCCAATAAGCAGCACCATCAACTTCAACAGCTGCATTCTTACCTATCAATCCACAGTTAGTTCCTACTTGTTCAAAGGCAAACGTAAAAGGAGTTCCAACAAAACGCATAGTAAATAAAGCTGTATCGGTCCAAACATATAATGCATTTCTACCAAGTTTAGCTCCCATGATCCGTGATCCGGCGGCCAGTCTTTGTGTACCGGCACTATTCTCAGCCGTAGGTGTATAATCATTAATATTTTCTTGAGATGAAAATCTTATAAACATATCGTCTTGTGTTGCCTTATCACCAATAGTTGTTTCTGTTCCAAAAAACACTAAGTGACGATCGGGAGTAGATACTAGCATATCTCTAGACGCCGTTGGTGCACCCGAAATAATTGTAGCTCTTGTTGTTACAGCATTAGCAAGATCTGAATTCCATTGAAAACATTCTCCGTTAAATATTAAACAAATAGCTGTGCTACCTAAATTATCTATGGACCACATACCAGGTTCCGCAACTTTGTCAGTAGTAGACGCTGCTGAACCCCATCCAGAAAAACCACTATGATTAGTAACAGTTGCACCAGTGCTGTGAGCAGCTCTGGTTGTTCCTCTAACAGCTCTCGTAATTCCTGTAAAGCTAGTAGAAGTTATTCCTGTGTAAGATATTTCTTCAGTACCAACTTGTATAAAATTTGTTCCTGAACTTGGAAAACCCGTGGTGCTTGCTACATTAATTGTAGTGCCTGATCCACCTGTTCCAAATGCGTCGTTGTTTAGTCCACCATTTAATGTAGTAGTCTGTGGGTTTGTAGTTGTACCACCCCACTGAGATATACCATAACCAAAAACTCCAACTTGATCAGGTGGTCCTACATGATAGTATTGAAAAAAAGTTATGCCTCCAGAGGTAGTTGCTCCAGCTCCTCCTTCATTACTATCCATTGTAATGGTAAGAGTAGTTGTAGTTGGGACACTTGTTATCATAAATTTTTTATCACAAAAATCAGAAGATCCAAAATTAGAACCTGTAATAGCAGTAAACGTAGTAGTGTCTCCAAACAATATAATATCTCCAGTTTCAAGATTATGTGCAGATGGAAATGTAATAGTAACTTCTGGTTGTCCGTTAGTCGTGCTGAATGCATTTGTAAGTGCTGTGCCGGATGGATTAACTAAAGGATGTATATCATAATACACACCTCCTGTGTAAGCGTATAAAATTCTATTTGTTCCTATAATAGCATACTTAATACCTTCTTTATTAACCATGTGATGCAATCCTCTAGCTGCACCAGTTAATTTACTGTCACCTAATTGAGACCAACCACCTATTTTTTCAGGAGTACCATATCTAAAACGCACATTTGTTCCCTCTGTCCATTGAGATTCGGCTCCTGTAGAGGTAACTTGTTTATTAAATCCTGGTAAAAATCCTAGTTTCTGTAGCATAGCTTTTCTATTATATAATAAAACTGGTAAAAATATAGCTATTTTTACTTGTAGTTTATATTGATATTAAACCTAGCCTGTTGATCTGTACAGTTAGTGCTTGAATGTAGCATAGAAGGGTCAAATAACAAGACACGATTTGCTACTGATTTTACAAATTTTTTACCAACGTAAGTCCCACCATTACAAGTATTTAAAGAAAACAACGCTCCTTTGTGGGACATTGGTAAATCTTTGTGTGATTTATATTTTATTAAATTTTCGCTTCTAGTATAACAATTTACTTTTATCCTCCGTAAAAACACAGTATCT